TAGCCCTTTTTGCAGCGCGTTCCGGTTACGAAAACGCAGGTTTGCGATAGGAGCCTGTTCAAGTCTCCCACGGTCATAACGACTTCCGGGTGCCCGTCAAAGCGGAGGGTGACCAGGCCCTTTTGCTTGTCGTACTCCATGCCGATCACGACTTCGTCACCCGGAAGCACGAGCATTATTTCAGCACCACTCGTTCACGTACGGCGGGTTCAAAGTCGAAATCGCCGGCTCCGGGCTTTGGCAGCACGCCCGCGGCGCCCTCGACCTTTTGCTGGCTTTCGTCTTCGTCCCAAAGCAACGTTGACGGGTCCGGCATCTTGTCCGCCGGAATGATGCCGATGACGTCCTGAAAGCTGGAGACGTAGCGCCAGCCGCTGTTCACCTGGATTTTACCGCCTTGCATCAGCGTACCGGCGAACGGGCGGATAAGCACCCAGTCGCCTATGCTGGCTTCCTGCCGCGCCAAGCCGTTGCCGTCCTTGAACTGGAACGCAAGCGGCCCCATGGCGACGATACGTCCGGCCATGACGTTATGCTGGGCAATATCGCGAACCGTGCTCGGGATTACGATACTGCCGATATTGCGCGGCGGCAACGGAATGCGAATTGCAATCATGTCCCGCGTCGGCCGTACGTCAGCGTGCGGAACTTCAAAGTCGTGTACACCAATGCCGCTCATTTTGCCTTTTGCTCCTGTTTCAAGGCGTCGTTAAAGTCTTTCAGTGCTTCCGCGGCCGTGAGGTTAAGTAACCCCTCCAGCTTGTACCATGCCGCCGCCTCCCCCTGCGTCTCCGGGCCCACCGGCTGGCCCAGGAGGAACTGACGCATCGCCGGTTCCCGCTGGCGGCGGCAAAGCGCCCTGAGTGCCTGGGTTACCGGATGGGCCAGCCAGTCCCGCAAATCCGCTTCCCGCATCCGTCGCCTCCGCTAGCATGTTCTGTACGGCCGCTTCCAACTGCAACATTTGGAGGGTTGCCATCCGTATGTCAAGCATGCCGGATTGGGCATCGGCCAAGTTCTTGAGCGCCTGGGTGATCTGTACAGCGATCCCCGCTTGCGTCTTCATGCGCTCGGTACGGGCCTTTTCCATATCAATGGCGGCCTTGATCTTTTCGACCGCGGTAGCTTCCGGCGCCGCGGGCGGCGACCCCAAGAGGGCTTCGGGGTTGGGAAGCCGCAACGTCTGGTACAGACGCATACGGCATTCTTTCCCGTTCGTCAGCGGGTCCGCCATCAACTGCATGTAGATGCCGGCCAACGCGCTGCGTTGCATGTCGGTAGCCAGCGACGGGTCCGCGGTTACCGCGATGCCGTCGGCGGTCGCGATCTGCACATCTTCCGGCAGCAAGTCGTACGCGTCCGCCATGTGCGCGAGCGCGCGGAACTCCGCTGTCATGCTGCCAACCAACCGGCGATGCACGGCCGATTGAATTTGCGTCCCGGTGTCAATGATGCCCTTGGCCATCGTGGCCGTCATCGAGGCGGGGGCGTTCTCCAGCAAGTTCAATGTACCGGCTAGGCGGTCGCCCAGGGTAATAAGCTTGTCCAGCGTGGCAACCATGCCGGCGTCAACTTGCTTCGGCTGGAAGGGTGAGTACATGCCTTCCAGCGGGCGCCCGTCCGTCGGAATGACGTTGATACGGTTGCCTTTCAATTCGATCTTATCCGGCGCTCCGAAGCCGGCCCCGGACATGACGCCGCCGTTCTGGCTGGCGCTCTTGGCTGTGTCGTCAATGGCGGCCAGCAAGCTATTTGCGGAGCGCTCAACCTTTGTGAGCAGCCAGCCGAAGCCTTTCGGGAAAAACTCGCCTTTCGGGTCCGGCAGGAACTTGTACGGAAAAAACCGGATGATAGGCTTGAAGAAAAGAACTTCGTCCGTGTTAACGATAGTCTTTTTCGACCAACGCGGACGTATGCGTACAACTTCGGGGAAGTCGTCACGCGCTAGCGTAATGGTCCAAGGTTCGTCTATGTCGTCTCCGTCGAAATCCATCCACAAGTCGACTTCATAGAAATTCTTGGGGGCTTGCGGGTCCGTCTCGTTGTAGTTCGGGCCGTAGTTCACCCAATGCTTGCGCGAGATAGAACGGTCAATTTCGTACGGATAGCGCTGGAACTGGTGTGTAATGCGCGGCGCCCGGTTCACGGACCGTACATTGCCGTTAATGATGACTTCCTCGCACGTGAGGAAATTGGAATGCAGCGTTTTGTCGTAATCGTCAAAGGCCCGCTTGCGCCACGCCAAGCCGGTGACAGCCATGTGGATAACCAGCGGGTCCGTGTCAACGGTCCAATTTTGGTCCGTGCTGCGAAGCTGGTTTGAAATCCACGATGCAAGAGGCTTCGCTTCCGCGTTTTCGTCGCTTGCTTTGGCAAGGTCCGGCTCGCCCAGGATTTGGCCGGTCGCGCGTGCGGCGAACTGTACAACGGCGGACAGCGTTAAGTCGGTTTGCGGCGGCATTCCGTCTTCGCCGGAGCCTTGCTGTTCGAGGTTTTGCGGAACCGGGTTTCCTTCGTGCTCCAGGGCGTCGAGATAGCGCTTGGCGGAGCCCAGCCATTCCGACATTGACCTGATGTCGATGTTGATAAGCTCGATCAAATGGTCGGCCAACATTCGCCGCGTGCTTTGGTCCAGCTTTTCAGCCAGATTGCCGAATGTCTCCGGCTTTTCGATATCCAGATTTGTAAAGGTTGGCGGCGTGTAGGACATGGGGACCCCGTGTATTACAAATTTGTCTTACGTGTCAAGGGGCTACATAACACAAATTTGACGAAAAAGGCAGTTCCGTGGTAAAGAATGGCCGCGATCACAGCCACCGGCCTGCAGTGCCGGACACCAAGAAAGGTTAATTCGTCATGCAGGTTATCGACCGATCTTTGCAGCCCTCCCAGTATTGGCCGGGACTGTACGCGCTTTTCGGCATGGATTACGAACGCCTCCAGCCGATCTACACCAGCTTTTTCGATCAAAAGCCCTCGGAGAAGGCGTTTGAAGAATTCATGACCGAGCGCGCCGGCCTGGGTCTCGCCGTACAGCAGCCGGAATTGGAGCCGGTGCAGTTCGACGTCCCGAACGAAGGCTACCGTACGCAGGTCACCCATGCGTCGTACGGCCTCGCGGTGGCGGTGTCGCGCGAAGCCGAAGACGACAACCTGTACGAAGACGTCGCCAGCCGCATGATGAAGGAACTTGCCTTCTCCGCGCGGCAGACGGAGGAATACATCGCTCATGCGCCGCTGCAGGTTGCGGTTGACGCAGTGAACGGCCTCCGCGCCGACGGCGTTCCGCTCGGTTCGGCTGCCCATCCGACCGCGTCGGGCCTGCAGTCCAACTTGCTGGTGTCAGCGAACGTTTCGGAACTCGCGTTTGAAAACGCGGTCATTCAGATTTCGTACACCCGAAACGGCCGCGGCTTCATCATCAACACGCTGCCGAAGCGTGTTATCCTGTCGCCGGAGAGCGGCCCGGAGACCCGGCGTATCCTGGGTTCGCCGCTGCAGTGGAATGCGCAGACCAACAACATCAACGTGCTTCGCGCAACCGGCGCGCTGCCCGAAGTGGTTGAGACCCCCTATCTTGTCGACAAGGACAACTACTTCATTCAGACGTCGCTGCAGGATATGGACAAGGGCGAGGGCTTCACGTTCTGGGAGCGCTCCGGCCTGGAGACCCGCGAAGACAGCAATTGGAGCAACCAAGCCAAGTTGATTGCGATTTGGTTCCGGTGCTCCGCGTCCATCGTGGATTTCCGTACGGTGTACGTCTCGCCCGGCGCCGACGGCGTCTAAGGCTTGACACCCAGGAGGCGGGGGCGTACACACGCCCTTGCCCTCTTTGGGCGTTTCCTCCCTAGACTTAAAGGCCCCGGCTTCAAAACCGGGGCCTTTCTTTATCACGCGGCTTTCGCCATCGGCGGCAACCAATCCGGCGGCGCCGGCAACTCGACATTCGGGGCCAGCCTCGCGTTCGCCGGTCGCCGAAAGTCAATGACGGACAGGAGCGCCTTGCCGGCGTCTTCCGCCTTCGGTCGCGGCCCTACGGCGCGGGCGGCCATGTCTATGCGGTTCCAACCTAGGTCCGTCAACCGCTTGCCGTGTTCGCGTACGGACGGGTAGTTGTGGACCAGCCACACAAAGCCAAGCGTCGCGTGCTCGGTTACCAGGGCGTTGGGTGGTGCCAGTTCTGCGATCAACTCCAGCGCCGTTTGCAGTTCTGCCGGCGGGACCGGCGTAGCCCGCTTCGCGTAGCTCGGGGAGCCGTGGCCGTACAGCGATTTCAGCGCACCGATGCAAGCCACCTTCGGCACGGCGAATTCCTGTTTCGAGCTATTGGCGTCGACAATGGCCAAGCCTGCCTCTTGCACCAGCCGATTGAGCGAAACCGCTTCCTCATCCCCCGCGGCCACTTCGGCCATGAACAGCATGCCTTGCGGCACTTTCCGTATTTTGGTGTTGCAAGCCAAGAATAGTTCGATTTCTCGCTTGCGGTCCGGCACGTCGTAAATGTCACAGGGGACGGAATGAACGCCGGCAAGCTTCGCCCCCTCCCAACGGTGCCGACCGTCGAAAATGAACAAAGCGCCATTAGCGCGCCGTGCGACGCGTAGCCGGCCGAACTCCGCCATGTCGAAATTTTTGCCGATGTCCTTAATTAGCCGCGGGTTTCGCGGCGCCAGCGCTTGGTATGTGGTGTCGATATTCAGTTGTCCGATTGCAATATCAACGGGCTTCGGGCGCCCGCTCCAGATGATTGGCTTGCGGCCGTTCTCCCAGGGAAAGCGGGAAATTTCAGTCATTCCATTTGCGGTACTCATACGTACACCTCCGGTTATTGGTTCAACTGCCCACACCGTACAGATACGGTATTCCGGTTAATCAGTCAACATGGGTGTTGACTTTTTCATAATTCCGCCGCATGTACGGCGTCCAGCTTATCAGGGGAACACACAATATGCAGGGGTATGCCTGGGCTAGAACGCCCACCGGAGAACTATTTGTAGTCCTTATAGCGGGTGGAAAGGGCTTTGTTCCGG